AGGAGTTTGACGAGGATGGACAGATAATTCGGGTATTCCCCGAAGACGATGGCTGCTAACGACAAGGGCCACATCCCCTACCAGGGCATCCTGTTCGTTGTCCTGCCCATCGCCATAGGGCTTGGATTCCTCATTTACACGATGAAGGATTCCCCAAGGCAAATCATTGACAAGCAACAATGCATCATTGACTCCTTAGAGCATCGTGTGACCCCTTTACAGACCCGCAGAGACACGATAAGGCAAGAGATTGTAAAGACCCAAATCAAATGGCGTGAGAGGCTCATAGAGGCTTATGAAGAGCCTGAAACGATATGGGTGGAGGCGTATGTCCCCTTGATGCTTGACTCCTGCCAGGAGGTCGGCAAATTGCTTGCGATGCAAGTGGGGATTGGGGACTCTCTGCTTAGAACCTATGACTCCCTGCTGATCGCATACAAGGCCAAGGACTCGGCTTGTGTCAAGGCCATTGCCACGAAGGACAGTTTGGCTTTGGCCTATAAGGGAAAGTGGGCGCAAGAAAGAAAAAACGGGCGCATTTACAGAGTAAGCGCAATAATCGGGAGCGCATTGCTTGGCTCTTCTTTGTTTAAGAAATAATCCCTATATTTGTCACACCACTTTTAGGGTTGTGGTTTTCATTGGAATGCCCGTGAGTAGGCTTTAGGGTGCCGAAAGCGGGCTTTTTCCATTAATAATGAATAAACCTTATGGCTTTAATCCATCCATTTGCCATCATTCATTAGATGCCAAAAGCGATGACGAATTACTTGCATGATAAGGTCAAGCAAGGAGTCTGCATAGTAAATACCTTCCTTGCAATGCAATTGAAATTTGTATTCTTTATTCATACAAAAGCATTAATTAATAGAACCTATCGCAGGGAGTGAATGTGGCGAAGACCTGGACTTCAGGCCCACGCCGATTCTTGCTCTTATCTCTGTCCACTTCAAGCTTCATCCAATATCCGCCCAGAGGCTTCGGGCCTCGGCCTCGCTCAACGTGAAAGCCCATGTACCCGTCTGCCCATTCTTCCTTGTAAGTAGCCGTGCGGACTTGATGAACAGGCTTTTGAAGCAGCATTTTGGTTGACCGGTCATAGCGGTGAATTATATTTTGATGGTAATAAAGTTCGTGGACGTGGCCCTGCCAAGTGCAATCATATCCTTCCACCATAGCGAGAATCCGCTGGTCTGAAATTACTCCCTTGGTGACAGGGCCTCCCCCTGCACTCCCATGATAATAATGTGTTACGAAATTGCTGCTGTGCAATGAGTCGTAATGCATCTTGAAATCAATAACTCCCCCATAACCTCCTATCTCCACCTTGCTACCGCAGGAGTGGTTGAGGATAGCGACAAACCGTTGCAGGATGTCGGTCTCTTGGTGATGAATGATACTCGTTTCGTGGTTGCCATAGCCAACCAAAAGGATGATGTCGGCATACGGCTTGAACCACTCCACCGCCGTGTCCACAATAGAGTCCAAGTACCTTCCATTGTTGTGTTCGGGGCGAATGTCCTCTTTGCTCCTACGAGGGTCTCCCTTGCCTTGCATTAAACAGAAAAGGTCACCATTGACGATGACCTTTGCGCCTCTGCGCTTGGCTTCTTCCAAATGGTTCTTCCCCAATTCACGGTCGCACTTGGGGTGGTCCCAATGGAAGTCGGAGATGAGGAGAAACTCTTGCTCTCTACCGCATTCCACGGAGTGAACATTCTTGCTGTGTTTAGTTATCATAGGTTAGGTTAAGAGTGGGTCATCGTAAAGGTCATCCATTTCAATCTTGAAATCGGCCAGTACCGCATCAACTCGCTCCTGCATCTCTGGTTCATCGCTGAAGGTGTGGTGTTTGAGTTCGGCCAAGGCGAGGTACATCGCAGGGGCAAGCATAGCCTTCTTGTAATTGACCAGGTCCTGCTCGTTGTTCGTGTCAAACTCAATCGTTATTTTGGCCATTGTGTTTTTTTAGGAGGTAAACAACCGCTTCTTCAAAGGTTTCGGCCAAAGATAAAAGTTCATCCCTCACATAGAGAAATTCCTTTTTGTTAAATCGGAGGATAATCTTCTGAGCCTTAGCGTTGTCTTTTCGCTCCTCTTCCTGTTCCAACTCTTTCTCAATCTCTTCGGGCATCTGCCAGACATCTATACCGCAATCGGCCAAGAGTTGAGCGTCCCATTCATTTGCCAAGGCATCGTAATCGTAATCCCCAAAGGCCGAGTTGTCCTTCAGGGCGATGGCCTTCAGTTTCTCCAAGGGCGTGTCTGCAGAGAGAACCTTGCAGGGGGCCGAATCGTAATTCAGTTCCTTCAAGGCTTTGAGCCTCATATTGCCGCCAATGACCACGAATGTTTCCTCCAAAGGAAACACGATAAGTTCCCGAAGTTTGAGCATTTCTGGGTCATCCTTAAGGCTTTGGACGAGCTTGTGGAAGCGGTCATCCCGGATGAGCCTTGGATTCTTGGGAAGCCCCTCTATCTGCCCGACATTGTTGCGGAGCTTATAGAGTTTGATTTCTTTGGTTTCGCTGAGCATATTGGTTAAAATAGGTTTTTTACCGCTTCAATCCTTGCCTTTGCTATCTCAACATACTCCGCTTCCCGTTCTATCCCGACAAACGCAAAACCTTCCAGCATCGCTGCCTTGCCCGTTGAGCCTGACCCCATGAACGGGTCGAGGACTGTTCCGCTTGGCGGGGTTACAAGTCGGCAGAGGTATCGCATGAGGTCGGTGGGCTTGACGGTGGGGTGGTGGTTGCGTGATCCGCTTGTCCTGCCCGCCCCTGCCCTTGGGCTTTCCATCCCTGCGCTTCCTTCAACACGATCCACGCATTCTCCCGCAGAACGCTCTTGCAATTTTTCACACCCCGCATCCCTATCCGCTTTGCTTGCTTTGGCGCAGTAGAAGAAGCGAGCGGCAGAGCCGGAGTCGCCACCATTGCTTGTGCCTTTGTACGCTTCCCAGTCCGTTGAAGCGCAAAAAGTTGATGCCTTGCGCCCGTGCTTGTCACCACCACCACTCTTCGTGTCAGGAAACAACGCCACCACTTCCTCGCTCCCATCGTGGATGAAGTTGGCGGGCCAGCGTTCTCCAACCCTTCCCCCATCCACGTTAATCGCACCCGTCCCGTGTTGCAGGACGTTCTCGGCTACCGTGCCAATCAAGGGCTTTCGAGCCACCGTAATCGGTTCGAGTGCTGGTTTGAGTGCAGTCCCCCAGCCTTGCCATTGCTTTGCTTCGGGGGTTATTGGTTCGCCTTTTGGGGTTCGTTCATAATTGCCACCACTCATTGCGTCATTTCCGCTTAATACGCCTCCAGCCTTTCCCCTCCAATGACCATTGTCCTTATCAATCGCCTTGCTCACGTCCAACGACTTCGGAAACCCCGACCCGTACACCCAAGCAATCATGTCCCGAATCTCAAAGCCTGCGTCCTCAATCCGCACCGCCATTCGGTGCTGCGTCCTCGTTCCTGCAAACGCAAGAAGATGACCGCCCGGCTTCAAGACCCGAAGGCACTCGGCCCAAATCTCAACGCTTGGCACATCATAGTCCCACCGCTTGCCCATGAAGGACAGGCCGTAAGGCGGGTCGGTTACAACCGAATCAACGGAGCAGTCGGGGAGGTTTCGGAGAACGCTTAGGCAATCTCCGTGGTGTAGGGTTAGTCTTTCCATTTTGTTTTAGGGTAAATCAATCTCGCCAAAGAACGGCCTCTTGTCCACGCTCTTGGATCCCTTGCAAGACCACAACGCCCTTGCGAACCAATTCGGAGAATGCGTCTCCGTTTTGATACCAGCAGAGCGAGAGCAATAGTTGTCCCCCTTCGGAGTGCCTGGGGCAATGGTATAGCCTGATGCCCCGAACTGAACGGTCTTGCCATCCTTGGTGGCCGTGTATTTCTTTCCTTTTGCGGATGACTTGGTTATCATCCATCCTCTAAACTCTGGCATAGCGTTAGACTTTGGTTTTGCCCTTTGCGATTCCGTCCAAGTCTCTGACCTTGTCCGCAGCCATCTTCTTGACTTGTTGCATTAACTTGGGGTTCTTCTGAATCTCAACGGCTCTTTGAAGCGTTGACATTGCGCTTTCAATCTCCCATTTGTCCATCTCTGAACGAGCGGCTTTTGATGGGGACGATTTCTTGGTGGTTGTTTTTTTGATAGGCATAGCGTTTATTTTAAGCGTTTGATAATCAT